CCGACCTTACCACTAAAGGCTTCTTGTATGTGTTTATCTATTTCTTTTGTAAGTTTATCTAACCCTGCTTCAATAAGATTTCTAGCGTAGTAATTACAACTCTCTCTTCCCTTTTCTATGTTTCTATTTTGTTTGCTGAGTTTGTTATATGCAGCAATAGAACAAATGCTTTGCTCTAGCTCCAGTTGTTTCTTGCTAGGCTCAGACATAAAGTTTTTTCAAACGATTGTATCTATTGGGTTCAGCATTTTTAATATCTCTCATTCTTTCCGTACCATACATAAGATTCCATCTTTGATCTTCGCTGTAATAAAACAAATGACCAGATGACTTTCTAAATTTATAGCCAGTAATTATAATTTTTGGCATCAGTTCAACACCTCCACATAACTATGTAGTGCTTTGGGTTGTAAGTGTGCATAGATCATAGTGTTTTCTATATCTTCATGCCCTAGCCAATCCTTTACTAACAGTATCGGTACTCCTCTTTGTACTAGCCTTGAAGCACAAGTATGTCTGCATAAGTGGATAGTATAAAACTTCTTATCGGCATAGCCTAGACTCTCTCTTGCAGCTTGCCAGAATCCATACATTCTTGAGTAGTTGAGACTAAATAATTTATCGAAGTCTTTGCAGTTGTCATAGTATTTCTTAATTATTAATCTAACTCTATCTGTCATGGGTACAGCTACAGCTTGATCGTTCTTTCTTTCATTAAAGTTGATTTGATTATTGTCAAAGTCAACAAATCTTTTTTCTAATCCTAGTAGCTCATTAACCCTGCAACCTAAATCAATCAAGCAAATAATAATATCTCTTGCTTCTAATCCTTCTTTGATAACTTGTAAGTTATGTAAAGCAATCTTGCATAGCTTATCTGGTTTATAATTTTTACCTCGTTCAAACCAAGCTAACAGTTCCTCTTCCATATCTTTGGTTAGATAATGCACCTTACTGTTCTTTGTTGGTCTAGGTTTTGGAAACTTAATCATCTCAATGTATCCGTCTTCCTCCATCTCTTGAAGTACGACTCTTAAATAGCCCATCTTTTGATTGACTACTGCATTACTATTCTTACGTTCTTGCTTAAGAATATCCATCATCTTGTTAACCATAGGCCTAGTAATTTTATTTACTGGTAGGTCGCCAAGTGCTTTGATGTTGTGCTTCATTCCTATCAAGAAATTAGTAGCAGATTTTGTACCATTTTTCCTTCTTCGATATACAACTTTAGTTGCTTCAGAAAGCGTAGGCATTTTAGTTTTCATGGTGGTTCCTCAAAGGTAAGTTTATTAGTCAGGCATTAATTCATCTATCATTTTTAGATAGCTTTGTTTATTAAAATCTACTAGGTTTTTTATTGTGTATTCTCTAGTAGAAAATCTATGACCACAAGCTAGGCACTTTCTCCTCCTCCAAATGTAAGGAATAAAATCTTCTTTTTGTTCTTTGTAAGTGGGTACTGGCTTGCCTATTTTATGGCCACGTTGAGAGAGAGTAGCCCGACTGTCAAACACTTGACTTTCTAGGCTTTCACATTTAGGACACTTCAATTGTTTTCTTCCTCCCAAAATTTAATAAGTGTTTTTAATTCAGAGATTCTTTTTTTTGCGTTCTCTGTCTTTTCAATTTTTCTTATGTTGATTTGTTTCAACATAGCTTGAGTTTCCTTCTCTAGTTCTTCCATAAAATTCATAATTAAATGTAATGGTCAATAACATTTTGTATTTCTTCCTTTGTTAAAGGTGGTCGAATTTCCTCATCAATTTGTATATTGTCTCTGGCATCATAAAGGATTCTGGTTAAATCTTTTTCAGCCTTTAACTCTAATTTTCTTTTTTGAGTAATCATTGTGGTTCCTCCTTGTTTAGATTTTTAAAATGGTTTCAATAGTTTTTCTTTTCAATAAAGATATACATTCTTTTGGATCTTTATTGTGTAAGAAATTAGTATCAATAGAAGAGCCTGTAATCCTACAGGCTCGGTGATAAATACTCTCTAGTTCCCAGAGAGTTTGATAGGTTTTTCTTTTGGTCATGTTGTCTTTATACCAGTAGCAGCTTCAAACTTTAGTAAAGCTTTTTTATTCATTCCTCCTATATGCCAATGATGTAAACCTTTTGGGGTTTCATCTAGCTTGTAATCGTAAACAGTAAAGTCTTTAGTCATCCATTCGACTGATACCTTTCCGTCACCATCATTAATAGTAGGATTGGTATAGGTTCCCTCCCTTATGTAGTCAGGCTCCCCTAATGCGTTTACTAATGCGTCATAAGTTGTTTGAGCATAGCCTTGTAAATAAGAAAATTCCATAATGTTTTGGCTCCTTTTGTAAGTTGGTTGTAAGTCATGGTAAACATGACTATATCTAGTGTAATTTAAGACATTAAAAAAGTCAACCCAGTAAACGCCCAAAGGTAAGTTTATTAGGTTGACTAGATAATCTATTTAATCGTGAAAGCCAGTTATAAAAGTGCCTTCACAATTCTTTTTTAGTTCAAGCTCTTTTAATACTTGATCTAAAAGTTCGTAACATTCAAGACGATTTTCTCTAGCTTTTATTAAAGCTTTTTTATTATCGTCATGTTTAACTTGCATTGATTCAGA